CTGAGTCATTGTTAAAGTTTCCTTTTACTTCAATCCTGCCAAACGTCTGATTTCAACTATGTTGCCCTTGTCCTCAGTTGAATCCTGGGCTTTGGCGGCCCTATCACCCGTGACTGCCGTCACAGATTCGTTGATGACCTTGCGGTCGTTCTTTGCTGTGTTGTTCATTACAGCTGGGAGATACTTTTGGAAAGCACCTTCTAGCTTGTCTGTTGACACGCTTTCTAGCAAGCTGGTCATCACTGCACGCTTGTCAGCTGCGAGTGGCTTCAGCATTTCGTTGAGTTTGGTATCGCGAGCGATACCGTCCTTGATCTTTGCGATCTCTTGGTCCTTGGACTCTGCAATGGCCTTCTTCTCGGCCACGTCCTTCTGTGCTTCTACTAGCTTGGTTTCCATGCTTTCCATCATGTTCTTGAGCTTGCGTATTTCAGCATGCTCGTTGAGATGTGTTGCAGCGAATTCGCTAGCAAATGCTTCGAACAGGCGCCTACCAAAGTTGTTTTCACTTGCAACCTTGATGTCTTCCTTGAGCTGTCCAAGCTCTGCCTTTAGTGTGTTGGTGACTGTTGCTTCGACCAGTTTGGTTCCACGGGCGATGAACTGCGCACGCAGCTCAGCCAGCTTATCCTTGGCTTCAGCGACCAGCTTAACTTTTGCGTTAATGAGGTCCTTCTTATCCTCCGCGAATTCTCTGAGTTCTTCTGCGAGGGCACGCACTACGAACTTCTCGAGGCGGGCTAGGCCAGCCTTCTGTGAATCACGGTCCTGTGCAAATTCTGTTAGTTCCTTCTTGAGGTTTTCACCTAGGAAGGCATCGAACTTGCTGGCCTTGTCCTGCATTTCTGCGATGAACTTGGCGCGGTCTTCGACCAACTGTGCCTTTTCAGCTGCTACATCGTTGATAGCAGTTGTGAGGCTCTCTGTCACCATCTTGTCTAAGGCTTCAACCATCACGCTTTTATCGTGTTCGTAACGGCTAGCGAACTCGGCGCGTAGCGCTGATTTCGCCTCATCTAGCTTAGAATTCCAAGCCTCTTCGATCTGAGTCTTGGCTTCTTCGTTTATGATGCCGCTATCGAGCAATGGTTTGATAGCTTCGAACATCGTTTTCTCCTGAATCATATTTTCAGTTCATTGATGAAGCGTGTCACTGCTTCAGTGACGTGCTTCTGTAGTCGCTTGTCTTCGTTGAGCTCCGCAGCCATCTCAAGCGTCTTATGGCCATAGCGCATGTTCAATAGGCTCTCATAGATCGCCTTTGGATATGCGTTAGGAGCGGAAGGTTGTGCAACCACGTCCACGGTAACGATGTTGAAATCGCTGACCTGTCCGTTGGCTTCATTCACGTTGCCCTCACCGCGGCTACTGACGCCTAGCTTTACGCCAGACTCTAGCATGGTGCGAACGAGGGTTCCCATTGGTGTTGGCAGTATCTTCAGCTTACCATAACCGTTTGGTCCGTCCATCCACATTTCAGTTATCATGTGGCTGACGCGGTCAAGGTTGATGCGCAGGTTAGTGGGATGGTCCACTTCACCTAGCACGCTGTAACCACCCGTGATCTGCTCATTGATGGTCTTGACTGCCTTAGAGATCTCAGTGACGGGGTAGACGCGCTGATTAGCGTTCTCAACCCCGCCCTGGATGCAGATGCCCTTCATATACAGATCCTTGCCATCACTGCTACCTTCGGTAACAATGCGGGCCTGATCGTATGACAGTGTTTCTATCAGAAAGGGCTTCATTAGCGTTCCTTAGAGTGCGCTCTTGGTGTTGGTGCCACCAGCTTCGCTGCTCACTGGAGCCTTGGCTTTGCCGAAAGCATCGCCGGCTTTGCTGCCTGGGACGTTCTCGAAGTTGCCGCTGTGTGGAAGATCGCCTGACTTAGCTGCCTTTGGAGCAGATGTTCCGTCTGGGTTGCTGTTACCACCTGTGCTGATGTTGGCCTTGCCGCCCATGTCGTTCTTGCCAGCTACTGGGCTGTTTGTGTTAGCACCTGACTCTGACTTGACTGGGGTTGGGGCCTTCTCTACATATTCGCGGACCATGCCTTCAGCTGGCATCTCTTCGCCTGCTTCTTCTGCATGGCTTTCTGTCTCGTCTGCCATGAGCTTGTCGAACTCAGCCTTGAGCTCGTCGAGTGCAGCTTCGAGATCAACGACGCGATCTTCGATCTCTTCGTCACCTGCTGAGCCTTCTTCGCTGCCCATTTCTGGTGCTTCGCTGCCTTCTTCGCCAGCGTCATGCATGTCCATGCCAGCTTCGTCAGCTTCGATGTCGCCCATCATGTCGTCAGCAGCATCGCCGCCGATCTCGTCAACGATTGACTCTTCTACGCCTTCGCTAGCTTCTGAACCTTCGCTGCCTTCTGAACCTTCTGAAGCGCCTTCTGACTCTTCAGCTACTAGATCTGTGTAGATCTGGCGGCTCTTCTCGACTACGATATCGTGGAACAGCTCACGAGCTGCTTCTTCGTTGTCATTGAG